TATAGCGATCATCCAGGGGACACCTAGGAGGACGCAATGCCCGCAAGCGACATCTCAAAGCTCCCCGCTCACCTCCGCACCGACGCGCTGAATCGCTTCAGCGCCAACGCGAACGCGCCGGGTGGAGCGAAGCGGCAGACGAACGGACGCGCCCAGCAGGCCGCGCTCCAGCGGCTCGCCGGGACGATGGGCATCTACGTCATCGAGACCAATCCGACCGGGCCGCTCGCCTACAGCGTCGGCGCGGCGATCCCCGGCAGCATCACGGTCGAGGCGGGGACACCCGCCACTGTCACCGTCGTCGCCGGGGTAGCTCCCGCTCCACCGCCGCTCGTCCCGGTCACCTGGGCTGGCGCGGGAGCGCGGAGCCTGACCAATCAGGTCGGCAACACGCAGGCCGGGAACGCGAAGCTGGCAGTGGCATGAGCGAGATCAAGCTCTGCCCCGACTGCGTGGCTGACATCCTGCTCGGGACTCCGTCACGCGCCCGTTGGCTCGCGCCCTACGGCGACGAGGCGTACTGCTCGATGCACTTCATCCGCCGCTTCGGCCACGGTGAGCCGCTGCGCCGGGTCGACGGCTACGAGCCGCCGCCGGTGTTGAAGCCTGCCGCCGTGCCGCGCCCGTCCGCGAGGCAGAAGAAGGCGACGGCTCCGACGAGCGTCAAAGCCTGATGCCCTGCGTGGCCCTCGCCCGCGGGATGCGGCAGACCGCGCCCCACACGGGGCCGGCATTCGATGACCGCACCGACAACAACCCGTGCGGAAGGAAGATCCTGACCACGGTCAACGGCGTCAGCGTGGCAGCGGAGAACCTCTGCCCGCTCCACTGGACGTTCGTCCACGGGCAGGCGGACTACAAGCTGCCGGTGGTGCTGGAGCCGTGAGCATCCTCTGGATCATCCTGATAGTCCTGCTGGTACTGCTGATCCTTGGCGGCACCGGCTACTACCGGCGCTGAGACCTGCTTCGTGAGGATGTTCGGCGCGGGCGTCGGCTCGCGGTCGAGGTAGGGCCGAGCGCCGTAGGCGAGGTTCTCGCGCTCGTCGATGGCCGGGTCTCCCTCCACGCCTCCATACTGGCACACTCCCAGGATGAGCGACTTCTGCCGGCAGCACGGCTTCTACGCTCCCTGCCCCTCCTGCACGGGCGAGGAGGTGATCGAGGAGATCCCGATCATGGACGGCGACAGCGGCATCCAGCTCGGCGTCTTCACGTTCAACCAAGGGGTCTACGAGGACGCGATGGCGGACATTGGGGACTACCGGGAGGCGGTGGGGGGGCAGGCAGTTGCCCACACCCCCGCTCTAGTTGTTCACGCCCCCGCTCCAGTTGTCCGCAGGTTCTCCGCAAGTTCTCCGCAGGCTGAGTCTCCTCCACTCAGATCCTCAGGGATGCCCCCGGCCCGAGACCACATCCCGCTGCCGGTCAATCCAGGTCTCTACGCCAGGGTGAAGACGATCCTTCACAGGCACCAGTGACAGCCGTCGAGGCCGACGTAGCGCATGTAGCCGGCCGTGATCGCCTGCCCCAGCGGATGCGTCCACGAGTTCGCTGACTCGCTGACTATGAAGCCCCGCCGCCTCGCATCCGCGAAGGCCCGGTCGTTGTAGGCGTAGTAGGTGGACGACATGAACTGCATCCACCCTCCCGCGCCCGACCCCTGGTGGTTCATCACGAAGCCGCCGTAGCCGCCCTCTCTGCGTGAGATGTAGAGCAGCCAGTCGGCGGTGCCGGGGTAGACGCGCTGGACGAGCTTGACCGACGTGACCCAATCGTTCGTAGATGGGATCTGCCGGGACGCGAGCCGCTGCTCGCAGAAGCGCTGGCGCTTCTCCCACTTCTTCACCACCCAGCGGCGGTAGGGGATCGACTGAGGCAAGGAGCCGGCGTCGACCGCGGCCCTCGTCCTCGCCGCCCCGAGTTGGCCCTGACATTTCCACGTGGAAACGCGAGCCGCCGTCACATGCTTCGCGAGCGCCCGAAGCTCTGCCTGCTGGGATCGCTCGCTTGCCATCGGTGGCTTGGCGATGGCTGCTGGAACAAGTACGACCGCGAGCGCGAGCGCGAGTAGAATCCGATGCACGGGTTACCTCCGTGATGTCGGACGAGGGCCAGGGGACTTCCTAAAGAGGCACCAGTGCGTAGCGGCGACGGGACTCCTAAGAAGCCCCTGGCTCAACGTCTGTGTGTGTAAGCCCGTAGTCTAGACGCCAATGACGACGCTCGACATCACGGCCGAGCAGCGGGACGCCATCGAGTTCGGCAAGGCCCGGTTCGCCAAGATGAAGGCCGAGCGCGAGGCCGCGCTGTCGGATCCCCGCCTCTTCCTCCCTTACTGCTCCGCGACCGATTCGCGCACGGGCGAGGAGTTCTCGTTCGACTTCTCCAAGAAGTCAGGCTGGGCGTGGCAGGGTGACGTCCTCCAGGACTTCATGGATCACCAGATCACGCTGGCCCTGAAGGCGCGGCAGCTTGGGATCTCCTGGGTTGCCATCGGGTACGCGCTCTGGAAGGTGCTGGCGACACCGGGGACGAAGGCGCTCGCGGTGTCGATCAATGAGACCGAAGCGTCGGTGCTGATCAACCGGGCCTGGGATCTTTTCGAGTCACTCCCGCAGCATCTGAAGATGGGGGTCGAGGTGCTTCGTCCGCAGAAGGGGAGGCCATCGACGAGGATCGAGTTGCGCCACCCCGGCGGGCAGATCAGTTCCATCGTCGCCATGCCGTCGACGCCGAAGGCCGGCCACGGTCAGGTCGCCACCCTCGTCATCCTCGATGAGCATGCCCGGCATCAGTTCGCGGAGGAAGGTTGGAAAGCCTTCATCCCCGTCGTCGCTGACGGCGGGCAGATCATCATCGTCAGCACCGCGAATGGGATCGGCGGCACCTTCTACGACCTCTGGATGAACGCGGATGACAGGGGTGTCCACACGATCTTCTTGCCGTGGAACTTCCATCCCAAGCGTGACGCGAGGTGGTACTCCCGTGTGGCGAAGGCGCTGCCGGAAGCTGACCGGGCCGAGCAGTATCCGCTGACGCCGGCGGACGCCTTCCTCGGCACGGCCGGCTGCTGGTTCGACACCGAGGCGCTCTCCCACTACGGCGAGAACCTCCGTGACCCCGAGTTCCGTTTCAACTTCCAGGTCTCCGAGGACGGTAGGAAGGCGACGATCTCCAAGCGCAAGGATGGCTGGGTCAAGCTCTGGGACTACCCGGTCGAGAAGCGCGACTACGCCATCGGGGCTGACATCGCGACGGGCCGCGGCACCGACTACTCCTGCGCCTACGTCATCGACCTGACGAACGGCAACCTCGCCGCGGAGATCCACTGCAAGATCGACCCCGATCTCTTCGCGGAGCAGCTTCACTTCCTGGGCAGGATGTTCAACACCGCTCGGATCGCCCCGGAGATGGGTGGTGGGTACGGCGAGCCGGTGGTGTTGAGCTTGCGGGACGGGAGGAAAGGACGGCCCTCCTACCCCAAGCTCTACCGCCACCGGATCGAGGATCGGCCGGACTTCAAGCAGCACGTCACCTACGGGTTCCCGATCACCACGAAGACCCGGCCGCAGATCATCAATCAGGCCGAGCAGTGGATCCGCGAGAAGACGCTCCCTCACATGCCGCTGGAGTTGGTGCTGGAGTGCAAGACGTTCGTCCGTCGCGACGTGAACCCCTCACCGCGGGCCGCGGACGGCGCGAACGACGACCGGGTGATGGCGCTCTGCCTGTCGCTGGAGCTTTACCGGATCTTCGGCCACCACGCGCATGACTCTCGTAAGCGAGTGAAGAAGAGGCGCAAGCAGTATCGTGGCACCTACGAGTGGGAGTAGCGTCCTGGTGATCCCCTACGATCAGGCTGATCTCTACTGAGGAGCAGACCGTGAGCCAGATGATGGATCCAGGAATGATGGGGCCACCGCCCGACGCAGATCCAGGCATGGGCGGCGGCGCTCCCGGCCCCTCGCCCGACATGGGCGGGATGGGGCTACCTCCCGACATCGGTGGCGGCAACCCGGCCGGCCCCGAGGGCGCTGGCGGCGGACTGCCGCCCGAGTTGCTGGCCGCGCTCAGTGGTGGCGCTCCTGGCGGCGACATGAACTCGCAGGACATGCTGGCCGAGGGGCCGATGGCCGGCGAGGACACCGCCTCGGCCGACGAGGATGCGGGAGAGGATGACCCGCTGACCCTTGTCCGTGATGCGATCTCGTTGCTCCGTCGAGCCGGGGACGTGGAGCCGGACGATGTCCGCTCTCACTCCATCGACAAGATCCAGGCGGATCTCCAGAAGCTGCTCGCCGGCGAGTCGCAGAAGACGGACAAGCTGCGCCAAGCGCTCGGGGGATAGGTGGCAACCGACACCAAGGAAGAGCTTCGGGATCCTTACGAGCCGACGCTGGAGTACGCGGACGCGCTCGCGATGGTGATCGGGGCGCAGGAGCAGGCAGAGCAGTTCTCGACGAGCTACGTCGAGAAGGTCGAGCGCCGATACCGGGCCTACCGGGGTCTCGTCGAGCTTCGCACCGACCAGGAGGACAACTGGCGCTCCAACCTGACGACGCCGTACATCCTTCAGACCATCGAGGGGATGATCGCGACGATGCTGGATCCGTCGCCGCTCTGGAACGTGACGCCGAGGCCGCAGCCGTTTGAGCCGCTAGAGGTCATCATGGCCCGCCTCGGTGCCGGCGACATCGCGAGCCAAGCTCTCCAGTGGGCGATGGACAACGACGACTTCCCGCTGAAGCAGCGCCCCTTCATGCAGCAGGACATGATCGCCGGCAAGACAGTGGCGAAGATCGGCTGGAAGACGAAGAAGACCCGGCGGATGGTGCTGACTCCCGTCGAGGCCCGGGTGATGAACGAGTTCGGTGACGTCCTCGACTCCTTCCCCTCGCATGAGGAGGAGATGAAGGAGGTCACGATCTTCGACGGCCCGACGATGGAGGTGCGGGACGTCCGCGACTTCTTCATGCCCGAGTCGGCCAGAGGCGTCGACGACGCGGCGTGGCTGATCGACCGAACGTGGCAGACGTTCGACTCGCTGAAGGCGAAGGAGCGGGCCGGCGTCTACCGCGACGTCGACGCGGTGAAGGAGTCGCAGAACCTCCAGCAGGCGACGGGCTACAACGACCGCGAGCAGATGCTCCGCGGCCAGGAGCGCACCAAGGGTCTGATCGAGGTGTTGGAGTACTGGACGGACGAGCGCGTGATCACCGTCGCCGCCCGCAAGGTGGTGCTGTCGGACATCCCGAACCCGTACCGGCACGGACGCAAGCCCTTCGTCATCTGCTCCGCGATGCCGGACTCATTCCAGAAGGACGGGATCTCGGTGGTCGAGTCTCTGGCCCAGGTTCAGCAGATGCTGTGGACGGTGCAGAACCAGAGCATCGACAACCTCCGTCTGAGCGGCAATCAGGTCACCCTGATCCGCTCCGACGTCGACGACATGGACGCCTTTGAGTTTCACCCTGGCGCGCAGTGGATCGTCGAGGATCCGGGTCAGGTGACCCAGCTTCCCATCGACCCGAACATCGGCAACATCTCGATCCAGCGGGAGCAGTTGATCAAGGGCGACCTCCAGAACATCATGGGTGGTCTGCCGATGGCCGGCGGCGTTAGCTCGGGGAGCATCGACCAGTCGACCGCGACGGGCATGTCGATCATCACCTCCATCGCCCAGAAGATCATCGCCGCGAGGAAGCAGCACTTCTCCTGGGCCTACGAGCAGATCGGGGAGCAGTTCCTTCAGATCATGGGCCAGATGATGCGCGGAGACCGGGCGATCTCCGTGATGGGCAAGGAGGGGAACCGGCGTCTACTGCTGCTCTCGCCGCTCGACATCCAGGGCGACTTCGATGTGAAGATCAAGGTGATGGACGACTCGATGATGCGGCAGGAGAAGCGGGCCGAGGAGCAGGCGAAGCTCCAGACCGCGGCCAACGTCAGCCAGATCGTCCCGCTCAACATGAAGGCTTTCGTGGAGGACTTCTTGAAGTCCTACGGAGTGCAGGACACCGAGAAGTACTTCGCTCACGCGCCTGGGACGGCGGGAGCAGCCGCCGGACAGCCACAATCCCCGGCTCCCCCCGGCGGTGCGGGGACGGCTCCTTCCGCAGGGGGAGAAGCCCCGTCCGGCCCCCCCGTCCCAGGGAATCCGGCCGGCATGACAGCCCCTCCGGGCGGGGGTCTGAGCATGTCGCCCGACAACTTCGCGAAGTCACAGATGGCTCAGGTAGGGAGAACGCAGTAGCCTAGACGCATGGATCGAGCGCAGAGAGAGGCGTGGATGCGCCACAAGGCATCGCTCGCCGCTCTCACGAAGCACCCTTCCTGGCCCGACTACATCGAAGCTCACCGGATCGCGCTCGCCGCGGTCGAGAAGAAGATGCTCCTGATGTTGAAGGGGACGACCCCGTTCGACCGCGCCCAGATGGAGCGCTGGCGGGGTCAGGTCGATGTTCTGGAGTGGCAGATCGCCGCACCGAAGCAAGCCGAAGCCAGTCTGATCCGATACCTCCGCTCTCAGGGAGTGGAGATCGCAGAGGACGAGGAGGAGTTGAGCAATGTCTGAGGCCGAAGACGCTGAGAGGGACGTAGAGGACTTCTTCAACGAGCAGATTCTCGGGGTCACGCAGTTGGAGGAGAAGCAGGATCAGTTTCCAACCGAGGCACCACCGGAGCCGAAGCCCGTCGAGGAGATCGCCGTCGATCCCGACGTGCCAGAAACCCCGGAAGAGGTTTCTGACACTCCGCCGGAAGATGCCCCTGAGCAGGGGGAAAGCGTGTCAGAAACCCCTGAGGAGGTTTCCGACGCACCGGAGGACGACGCGCACCTCGCGTGGGCGCGGAAGAAGTACGGCGAGGGGATCGACCTGGAGAACGAGACCTCCAGGATGCTGGCGAAGGCCGCCTACGAGCAGGAGCGGATGATCGGCAAGCAGGCCGAGGAGCGCCGGCGTCTGGAGCAGGAGGCGCAGGCCCGCGAGATCCAGCAGAAGATCGACTTCCTCAACTCGCCGGGGGCGCTGACCCCGGAGGAGGACGCCTGGATCGACGAGGCTGTCTCCTCCGGTGACGCCGCGACGGCTGCCGACGCGCTCTTGAACGAGGGACGCGCCGATCTCTACGGAGCCTTCATCGCCCGCTGGGTGCAGCAGGGAGACCGGGAGGCGATGGAGGCGATCCAGCATCGTGACCGGGTGATGGCGTGGGTGCAGACCCCGGAGCCGTCCGAGACCGAGTCCTACACGCTGGCGCTCGGGCAGACGTTCCAGTCGCTCGGGATGAACATCGAGTCGCACGGGCCGGTGATCCTCGCGAAGGCAGAGGAGCTTGGCGTCAACCATCCGTCGGTGCAGGGGATGATGTCGCAGGATCCCGACGTCCGCCGGATCGCGACACGCGCCGTCTACGACCTCGCCACCCAGGGTCAGGTCGCCGTCCGGAAGGCGAAGACCGACGACGTCGTAGCGCAGCGGGTGCAGGAGGAGCGTCTTCGTCAGGGAGCGGCCGGCATCACCAACGGCGGCTCCCGCCCGGAGGAGAAGAAGAAGAGCGCCTTCTGGGACAAGTTCGACGAGGAGATCGAGGAGCGCGGCTGGGACGGCAACCGTCCCCAGTACGGCAGGGAGTAGCTTCCATCCGCGGGCTGGTCTAGTATCCGGGCCAGCCCGCCATCGCCACCGCCAGGAGCGGCACGGCGCAGGGTCATAGATCCCCCGAGGAACCGCAGCCGCGGCACTCCCGACGAGGACGAGTCAGTACACACTCGATGCCAAGGGAGTAGAGATGGCCGATCTTGCCGTAGGGCAGTTCGTCCAGACCGAGGAGTTCCTCGCGGACGAGAAGGTTGTCGACATGGATCCGAAGTTCCGCAAGCTGGATCCCGACACAACCCAGTTCACCACCATGAGCCAGCGGGCGACGAACCGCCCCGCCAGCCGTGAGAAGGTCAACTGGCTGGAAGAGCAGTACGTCAACACCGTCGTCACGGTTCCCGCGGGCGGCTACGCCTCGGGTGCGACCGCGCTGACGCTGTCGGCAGCCGACGCCCCGTCGGTCGCCAATCAGGACGTGCTGCGGAACATGCGGACGGGCGAGGCGTTCCTCGTCACCGGAGGCGGCGGCACCACGGCCCTCGTCGTCGTTCCGTCCTGGGGCGCAGCGATCTCGGCGGCGGGCATCGCCGGCGACAAGTTCCTGATCGTGTCCGACGCCCAGAAGCAGGGCGCGGATCTGCCCCCGATGAAGTACAGCCAGCGGATCCTGGGCTTCAACTACACCCAGATCCATCGCACGACCTGGAACTTCTCGGGTACGGCGGCTGCCATCGAGCTTTACGGCGGGCGCGAGCCGGGGAAGGAAGCGGCCCGCAAGCTCGTCGAACACAAGCGGAAGCTGGAGGCGAACGCCTTCTTCGGGGCGCGTGAGTTCGTCAACGTCCCCGGCACGGGCAACGACGACGTGACCGGATCGTCCGGCGGGCTGATCGAGTTCATCGTCACCAACAAGCAGGACGTGAACGGCGAACTGACGTCGGACTTCCTCGACCAGTTCCTCGCCACCGTCCTCGCCAAGGGGTCGCCGGACAAGGTCATCTTCACCGGCACCACGGGCGCGTACTACATCTCCCGCTGGAACCGCTCGGGCCAGGGCGCGTTCTGGAAGCCGAGCAACGAGAAGGTTCACGGCGTTGCGGTCGACGGCTTCATCTCGGGCGTCTACGGGACGCTGATCCCCGTGGTGGTCAAGAAGGAGTGGTCGAACTACCCCAACGGGGACAACGGCTACAACGGGAACATGTTCATCGTCGACATGTCGAACGTCGAGCGCCGGCCGCTGCGTGACCGCGACACGAAGCTCCTGACGAACCGGCAGAACCCCGGCCAGGATCGGGTGGCCGCGGAGTACCTGACGGAGTCCTCATGGACAATCGCGCAGGAGCGGACGCACGGTCTGCTGACGGGCATCTCGTAGGCCAGTAGCATCAGGGGGGTCACGGCACACGGCCTTGGGCCGTGGCCCCCCAAGGCCAAGGAGAAGACATGCGAGCTATCGCCCAGTACGCCCAGTACGGAATCCAGATCCAGCCGATGAGAGCGCAGGGTCTCGGTGACGGCTCGATCCGGACGACGCAGGAGCCGATCTACGCCACCTTCGATCCGGAGGGGATGATCTACGAGGCCGAGATCGAGCGCGCCGAGAAGCTGTTCCCGATGCACGGGCGCACCCAGCATGTCGACGAGGCCACACCGACGGATCTCCGTCCTCGCCTCTCGGTGCTGGACACCGAGGCGAAGGGCTGGGACGAGGAGACACGGCTGAAGGTGGAGGCCGAGTTGATTCGCAAGCAGGCGATCACGGGCCACTTCTTCATCGTCGAGGACACGCCCATCGAGTCTCCCTTCAAGACCTACGACACCTCGGAGAAGCCGGCGTTCCAGCTTGTGGCCGATCTCGTCGAGATGGGCTTCGACCTCCGCGAGGTGCTGACCTACGAGCGCATCTGGGGGCCGAAGCGTGACGCGGTGATCGAGGCGCTGGAGGAGACCATCAAGGATCAGCAGGTCGAGGAGATCGTGGCGTGAGCTACCTCGACGGGATGATCCTGGAGGTGGAGGAGGGAGACCGGTCTCGGGTCACGATGGCCCCGGACGGGCGGATGGCCTATGAGGGCAAGATCGTCCTCACCGGCAAGGGGTTCCGGGCGATGGCCGAGGGCTACATCTGCGCCCACTGCATGGAGAACCTGATCCCCTCGGGCGCGTTCCCCGAGCATTGCCCGACCTGCGGCTTCCCCGTGCGCGAGCTTCAGGCCCAGAAGCTCGCGATGGACTACATCGGTGAGGAGGCGCTCGGGTCGCGTCTGTCGCTGTCCGACGAGCTAGAGAGAATGGGTGAGCTATGGCGTCCAGGAAACTGAAGCCCGGTGACCTCTACGAGGGGCCGAAGTACATCGACACCATCGGTGGACTCATCTCCCACTGGGCTGACACGCCGGACGGCCCGGTGCGGCTGGTGCAGATCGACCTCGCGCCCGACGACGACGACGACGGCTCCGAGGAGTACCGGGTTGCAGACGACTCGGATCCGGTGCAGCAGCCGACGAACGTGGTAGAGCTAGAGGTCGAGGAGATCCAGGGCCAGACTTCAACGGAGGCATGACATGGACGCAGCACTTCAGCCGATCACGTTCGCTCCAGTCCGCCTCTACCCCGGCGCGGCGGCAGAGCTTCTGCGCGAGCCGCTC